CTTCTACGGCTTCCCCTCCAGTGCCGAGGAGGTATCAGCTGGCCCCGGTGAGGCGTTGGCATTCCCGGCTGAAGGTCGCGCTGAGTACATCGAACCCGGCGGCACCAGCTTCGAGTACCAGTTCCGCAGGCTGGAGCAGCTAGCAGCGCAGATCAATGAGCTTGGCCTGTCGGCTGTGCTGGGGCAGAAGCTCAGCGCTGAAACCGCCGAGGCAAAGCGGATCGACCGCAGCCAGGGTGACACCACAATGCAGGTGATCGCGCAGAACATGCAAGACATGATCGACAACTGCTTGCGCTTTCATGCGTCGTACCTCGGCGCAACGGAAGCGGCCGGCAGCTGCATGATCAACCGTGATTTCGTCGGTGGCATCCTGCAGCCGGATGAGATCAACGCCCTACTGGCTCTCTACACTGCCGGCACCATCACGCAGGAAACCCTCCTTCAACGCCTAGCTGATGGTGAGGTGCTTGGCGATGATTTCGACGTTGAGGCGGAGCTTGAAGCAACTGCTGCTGCTGGGCTTGGAATGGCTGATGGATCGCTTGATCGCAATGCAAACACCCCAGACACACAGCCGCCGCCCGTTGCTTGACTATCACATCCATACGGCGCTGCCTGATCACATCCTGGCCATTATCCGCGTCAGCTGGTACACCAACGGCAAGCCGGATTGTGTCAATGAGCTAGTGCTGTTGGATGATGATGAGACTGCTATGGAAGCATTCGCTCATATCGTCGGAACAAGCATCGCGCAGGGCGCCAACGTAAGCATCCGCTCGCCGTATCAGCCTGAGGAGCTAGGCATCCTGTCGTGACCGTACCGTCTGAGCTGTTCCGTAATGCAATCGACCTGAACCGCTACAGCACTGGCGTAGCGCGACGGTTGATCGTTGCCTACAACCAGATCATCTTGGATGCGGTGCAGCAGCTGCAGGGCATCGACGAAGCGGCAGCACCGATGAAGGCAGCACGGCTGCGGGCGATCCTGGCGCAGCTGAAGGCCAGCCTCAACACATGGGCCGGTGACAGCACTGAGGTGACGTCGATCGAGCTGCAGGGCATTGCGGAGCTGCAGTCGGAGTTCGTGGCGGAACAACTGCGCAAGGCGTTACCTCCTGGCGCTCGATCGGCCGTGAACACCGTGGAGATCAGCCCCCAGTTCGCGCAGGCGGTTGTCACCACTGACCCGACGCAGCTCAACGCAGTGGTACTGAGCGACGACCTGTTCAAGACTGTTTATGGCGCACCGGCGAACGTTGGAGCGACGTTCAGCCTGACGGCCACGCAGGGCGCCATGATCACGTTGCCGAATGGCGCCGTGGTCGAGAAGGCATTTCGCGGCATCGCAGAAGCGCAGGCTGAGCAGTTCAGCCAGGCGGTCCGCAATGGCCTGCTCACCGGCGAAACCACGCCGGCAATCGCGAAGCGGCTTGTGGGCAAGCTGCAGTTTGGGGACACGGGGCCGCTGTCAGTGCAGCAGCTGAGAGCAGCCGGCGGTGAGCTTACCACTGCCGCCAACCATCAGGTGATGACGCTCGTTCGCACCAGCATCAACCAGGTGGCCAACGCAGCCGCGATGCAGACGTACGAAGCAAACCCTGACATCACCAGCAAGTACCGCTATGTGGCCACGCTCGACAGCCGCACCAGCGCGATCTGTCGGGCGCTTGACGGGAAGGAGTTCCCCTACGGCCGTGGCCCCAAGCCGCCGCAACACTTCGGCTGCCGTAGCACGATCGTTGCCGTGATTGATGACAGCCTGCTCGGCCCCAGCAAGGTGGCGAAACGCGCCAGCAAGGACGGCCCGGTGCCGGCTGACACCACCTACGGCAAGTGGTTATACGACCGCCCGGCAGAGCAGCAGAAGGTACTAGGCAACAAGGCGCCGTACTTCCGCCGGCTAGCTGAGAAGCACGGCCCCGAGGCCGCTATAGCAAAGCTGGTGCGAGAGGATGGCTCAGAGGTATCGCTGGCGCAGCTAAGGGCGAGGTACGGAAAACTAGAATGAGACCAATGATCCCCTGAGCCATGGCCCGCACCTACTCCCGCGATTCACGCGGCCGCTTCAGTGGAGGCGGTGGGGGTGGAGGCGCCAAGGCTGCCTATAAATCAGCTCGATCCAATGCACGCTTTGAGCGTGCCGCAATGGCAGCCGGCGGGGGCAGCAAGTCGCGTATTGCCAAGGCTGATAAGGCCGTATCCGCCATGGAGAAGTCCCGTGGCGTAGCTGGCAAGAAATCAGCGGCACCAAAGAAGGCTGCTCCCAAGAAGGCAGCAGCACCGAAGCCCGCATCATCCCGCGCCACGAATACCGCACGCGCTAAGGCCCTGCAGGCTGCAGGGACAACCGCCATCGGCGGCCGCATCAAGGCCAAGGGCTTCGCGGGCGGCAAAGGTGCACAGCAGCGGGCAGGCGGTCTGCGTCAGAAGAGCTACGCCCGCGCCAGCTACGCCCGCAGCAAGAGCACCAAAGGCGCAGGAACACGGACCGGCCTGAAGGTCAGCGCCGCCAATGTCGCAAAGAGCCGCGCTAAGTCCATCCGCGCTGCCAGCAAAGCCGCTAATGCCGGCAAGAAGCTGAAGAAAACCTCCAAAGCTCCGGTGAGTGCCGCAAAGGCCCGTTACAAGGAGCTGAGTGGAAGGGCGCGACGGTCAAATCCCCTGAGGACAGCGGCGGAAAACCGCAATGCTGCGGGTGCCAAGCGCAGCCTTGCGACGATGATCAAAAAGCGCGGCCGCTGATCAGCCCTCGGCGTAATCCTCCCAGGTCTCAAGCTCCTCCATCAGCTCACGGTGATGCAGGCAGGTCAATACCAGGTCGCCTGCATCATCAAGCTGCGCGTTGGTCAGCGGTGAGGCGTAGAGATTCCCGGCGGTGAGGTAGACGGTCACCTCATTGCCGTCGTCGTCTACGTCAGGGATGCTGCTCACCAGCTCACGAAGCTGGCGTACGCTGAAGCCATCAAGATTCTCAACGGGCAGGTGCATGGTGGTGGAGGTTCCTGGACTGCGGCACTTTACCCCTGCTGGCATCCGATCGGATGTTGTCGAGGTGCTGATCGGTGAAGCATGGGTGCCGGCGGTGTTCACTGATCGAGGCTGGCAGCATCCCGACGGCTCTAACCTGACTGGCGACGTTACCGAGTGGCGCGAGCATGGCCAAGAAGAAGGAGACCGCAGCACAGAAGAAGGTGCACAAGGTGATGAGCGAGTACAAGCGCGGCACGCTGCAGACCGGCAAGCCAGGCCCCGGCAAGGGTCCAAGAGTCAAAAGCCGCAAGCAGGCAATAGCAATCGCGCTGAGTGAAGCCGGTAAGGCTAAAAAGCGCAAGTAAGCTAGACGGGCAATACAACCCTGCGGGTTTTCATGTCCGACGACAACAATCAGCAGCCTGCGGCTGTTGACGTTGAGGCCCTCCAGCGCAGCATTGAGGCACTGGAGGCCAAGAATCGAGAGCTTGCGGATGAGAAGCGCAAGCTGCGCAAATACGAACGGATGGCGGAGAAGCTGCCTGATGGCGTTGATGTTGATGAGTTGCTCGACTTCAAGCGCAAGGCCGAGCAGCAGCAACTTGAAGCACAGGGCAATTACGCCGAAGCCCGGCAAGCTCTGGAGCAGCAGTTCCGTGAGGCGGCGGCGCAGAAGGACCAGCGCATCAGCGAGCTCGAAGCACGCGTGCGTGAGCTGGAGCTGGTGGCGCCTGCAGTCTCCGCACTGGCTGACCTTGTGCACGATCCGCAGCTGGTACTACAGACCAAGCTGACTGCCGACAAGATCGAGCGCGAAGCTGATGGCACCGTCGTTGTCGTTGACGGCTACCAGCGCACACCAGTGCAGGAGTGGGCGCGGACGCTGCCGGCGTGGATGCAGAAGCAACCCAAGCCACAGGGCAGCGGTGCACCATCAGGCAGTGGCGCCAGCGGCCTCCCGCCTGGCATCAAAAACCCATTTGCACGCGAAACCTACAACCTCACCGAACAGGCGAGGCTGTATCGCACAGATCGAGAGCTATACGATCGCCTGAAAGCAGCCGCTAAAGTGTGATCACTACCGGCTGCGCTGGTGATACCTAGGGCTGCGCCCGCTGCAAACCCAACAACAGGAGAGCCGTGGCAACCACACGCTCAGACATCATTATTCCGGAGATCTTTACTCCGTACGTCATCGAGCAATCCACCCTCCGCGATGCCTTCCTGGCATCCGGCGTGGTGCAGCCCATGGCGGAGCTGAACGCTACCGAGGGCGGCGACACCATCCAAGTGCCGCACTGGAAGGCTAACCTCAGCGGCGACTTCCAGAACCTGACCGATAGCACAAGCCTGGTCCCTAAGAAGATCCAGGCTGATAAGCAGATCGGCGTGATTGTGCATCGCGGTGATGCGTGGTCTTCGCGTGATCTTGCTGCGCTTGCGGCTGGTTCGGATCCCATGGCCGCCATCGGCGCCAAGGTGGCCGACTACGTGGCCAACCAACGCCAGAAGGATCTGATCGCCACCGTGCAAGGTGTCTTCGGTGCTCTCACCGGCGGCGACAGCCCGGCATTTTCGGCGCTGCGTTTTGACACTAGCGGCATGACCACCCTCGGCCCACGCCAGTGCGCCAAGGCCCGCAGCCTGCTGGGTGATCAAGGGGATAAGTTGACCGCCGTCGCTATGCACAGCGCGGTCTTTTACGATCTCGTTGAACGCAAGGCGATTGAGTACGTTACCAACAC